CATAACTAATACTTTGGGGGCGCTATGCTCCAGATCGATCGTTACTGTACAGGGTGCAAAACCAATAAAATCAAAGGCGAGTTCCAAACCCAAACCCTATGTCACAAGTGCTACCACATTCGTCGTAGCGCTAGGTCAGCAGCCGACCTCCTACATTTTTTCCGTAAAGCCATATCCAGACTCAAAAGCATTCGTAAAAAACAAGGTGTCGAGTTTGTCTTGACCGCCGAAGACTGTATGGATCTCTGGGAAACACAGGAAGGTAAGTGCGCTTTGTCCGGCGTGTATATGACGCATTCACCATCGGCAGAGATATTTACTTCAAAAAACGCCAGCATCGACCGTTTAGACCACAACAAAGGTTACTACCCGCAGAATGTTCAGTTGGTTTGTTCCGCCGTCAACATGCTTCGCGGTTCTCTAAGCCAAGAAGACTTTACGTGGTGGGTGCTCAACATATACAAACACCATTGCGAATGAGTATTAGTGTTGGTAATATTGCAAAATGGCTGAAGATGTATACGAAGAAATGATTTCCATCGATGGATTCGAGAGCGCGATCCTTGGAACTGGTACGCGAGATGGGGAGCATGAAGTTTTGGTCTACGACGGCGTTAAAGCGGCGGAAATTTTCGAGGCGATAAGCCCAGATGTAGATATTCCTTTGTATCTCGAATATCTAAAAGCCGTTGGCGAAGGGCATAGATCACCAATCTTTGTTTACTTAGACGAAAACGTGAGCGCAGATGTCACAGCAAAACAGCGAAGCAACATCCATTGAGAATTTTGTAACAAACTCCGTGGAATTTAAGGCGCATGTCCCATACATGGGGCTTGAAGATAGGAAATTAACAGTCCAGCAAGAAAAACTGGTCATGTTGATTTGTTCTGGTATGACTATCGCCGCCGCTGGCAGGGGTGCAGGTTACGCAAGCCCTGATTCTGCGTACTCAGCCGCAAAATTGCCGCAAGTTCAGACGGCAGTTGAATATTTTAAAGAGCAAATGCGTGAGGAAGTGAAATTTACTCATGCAAGCGCTCACATGATGTACATGGATGCCTATCAAGCATCCGCGACAGCCACCGAGATGAAAAATACGGTGGACAGTTTAGTGAAATTGCATGGTTTAGCCGCGCCTGAACAGCAAGCGCAGGTACATATACAAATAAATGCGACTTCTAAGCAGTTAGAACGCATGTCTGATGAGGAGTTACTGTCTATCGCCGGTAAAGACGACGCTTATTTAAATCCTGCGGCTGTCAATGACTGATTTACAGCCCCAGCAGATACTTTGTATCAGGTGCAAACGCTTGCACTCTGAAACTCTGTTCAGTGGCAAAGACCGATTGTGTGTTTATTGCAAAGCTGACGACGCTGAAAGGATAGTTGCCCCCGCAACGGTAGAACCAGTAGTAGAAGTAGAGGAAGAATCAGTCGAAGACAAGGCTCGCGCAGAGTTAGCACTTCGATTTTTAACGCGGAAGAGGTTATTACCCTTTGTCGAAAGATTTAATCCAGATTATCAAGCGGGATGGGTGCATAAGGATGTGTGCCAACGCTTGGAGAAGTTTTCGCGGATGGTGGTGGAGAAGAAGTCCCCTCGACTTATGTTGTTCCTACCTCCTAGACATGGGAAATCGACTCTTGCAAGCATTGCTTACCCAGCGTGGCACTTGGGGCGCAACCCCTCTCACGAGTTCATCTCTTGTTCGTATTCTGGATCGCTCGCTATGGGTTTCTCTCGGAAAGTCCGTGGTCTCTTACGCGAACCTTCTTATAAAACAGCTTTTAAAACTCGCCTCGACCCTGAGTCACAAAGTGCGGAAGCGTGGTTAACAACAGGCGGTGGCGGATTTGTAGCAGCCGGTGTAGGCGGTGGTATCACGGGTAAAGGGGCGCACGTTTTAGTAATCGATGACCCCGTAAAGAACAGAGAAGATGCCGAAAGCCAAAACAACAGAGACGCGAACTGGGACTGGTACACATCGACAGCTTATACGCGATTGGCTCCCGGTGGTGGTGTGTTGGTCATTCTTACTCGCTGGCACGACGATGATCTTGCAGGACGATTGCTCAAGGCAACGGCTGAAGGAGGCGATGAGTGGGAGGTTGTTCGATATCCAGCACTCGCTGAAGAGGAAGAAGAGTTTAGAAAATACGGTGAGGCGCTACATCCTCAGAGGTATGACGAAGAGTCCCTAGACCGTATACGAAAAGCCGTAGGCCCTAGAGATTGGTCTGCGCTATACCAGCAAAACCCCGTGTCAGATGACGGTGATTATTTTACACGGGACATGATTCAGTATTTTGAAGAGGACGACATAGATTTAGATGAAATGCGATTTTACGCCGCGTGGGATTTGGCGATTGGTAAGAAAGACCGAAATGACTACTCAGTCGGTATGGTTATTGGAGTCGATTCTTTTGACCAGTTGTTTGTTGTCGATGTTGTCCGAGGGCGGTTTGATGGCTTTGAGTTAGTAGAACAGATACTCGATCTATACGAGGTCTGGAAGCCGTCAATTATTGGTATTGAGAAGGGCCACATCGAGATGGCTCTTGGTCCTTTCTTGGAGAAACGTGTCCGAGAGCGCGGCCTATATGAAGCCTATTTTAAAGACCTCAAGACGGGGCGTAGGGACAAGGAAGCACGGGCTAGGGCCATCCAAGGTCGTATGCAGCAGGGGATGGTTTTCCTTCCCAAGAATCAGGTTTGGACGGGTCCATTAGTAGCGGAACTACTCCGTTTCCCCAATGGCACTCACGATGATCAGGTCGATGCCCTTGCTTGGTTGGGTCTGATGATGACGGAATTTGCGACCTACCAATCACCAATAGTCAAAGAACCCAGTTGGCGAGACAGGATCGATTATCTGTTTAAAACGCCGCGTAACAAGTCAGCCATGAGCGCCTAACTATGAGTAAATACGACGACGAATCAGTTACAGCCAGCAATCAATGGGACCGTTATATACGGGCTAGGGACAATGGTCATCTTGACTACATTGAAATGGCTAAGAAGTGTGACAGTTACTATAGAGGCGAGCAGTGGGACGAGGCTGACATTGCAGCCTTAGACGCTGAAGGCCGTCCAGCACTGACGATTAACACTATTTTGCCCACGGTAAACACGGTGTTAGGCGAGCAAAGTACCCGACGAGCGGATATTCAATTCAAACCAAGACGAGGAGGTGATGCAGAAGTCGCGCATACGCTGAATAAGTTGTACATGCAGATTGCCGACAACAACAAACTAGATTGGGTCGAGCAGCAGGTGTTTGCAGATGGTCTCATCATGGATGGCCGTGGTTACTTCGATGTGCGGATGGATTTCTCTGATCATGTCGAAGGTGAAATCCGAATCACGGCAAAAGACCCTCTCGACATCCTGCCCGACCCAGATGCAAAAGATTCTGACCCTAAGTCTTGGAACGAGGTCTTTGAAACTAAGTGGATGACGCTTGATGAAATTGAAGAACTCTATGGTAAAAAACCGGCTGACCGTCTCCAGTTTATTGCAGAGAATGGAAATTCTTTTGGCCGAGACAGTATCGAGTACGAAGAAACTCGTTTTGGTGATGTTGATTCTACAGATGATTATCTTGGCGCAGGTATACCGGGAGATGACGAATACAGAAACGTTAAAGCACTGCGAGTCATCGAACGGCAACACAAGCGGATAACACGAGTTGATTGTTTCGTTGATCCAAATACAGGTGATCAGCGAGAAGTACCCGAGGCTTGGGGCGATAGAAAAGCGAAGAAGTTCGCTAAAGAGTATGGCCTAAGCATTATCACCAAAACCAAGCGTAAAGTACGCTGGACTGTCACTTGCGACAAAGTTGTTTTGTTTGACGACTGGTCGCCTTATAACGATTTTACAGTAGTTCCTTTCTTCTGCTACTTCCGTAGGGGTCGCCCGTTTGGGATGGTGCGTAACCTCCTTAGTCCACAAGAGCAGCTCAACAAAATTGCAAGCCAAGAGCTGCATATAGTTAATACTACTGCTAACAGTGGCTGGATGGTTGAAAGCGGCTCCCTAGTTGGTATGACCGTAGACGATCTGGAGGAGCACGGTGCAGAGACCGGCCTAGTAGTTGAATATGCTCGGGGTACAAACCCGCCCCTGAAGATCCAGCCTAATCAGATACCCACTGGCTTAGACCGCATTAGCCAAAAAGCTGCGCTTAATATTAAAGCCATCTCAGGTATTAACGATTCGATGCTCGGCACTGATTCGTCAGAGGTTAGCGGTATAGCTATCCAAGCGAAGCAGAACCGTGGGGCGATCATGATTCAGGTTCCTTTGGATAACCTCAGAAAGACGCGCCAATACCTAGCTGAAAAGATCCTAAACCTTTTGCAAACCTTCTACACCGAGCAGCGCGTCATTCAGGTGACTAACGAGTCTGATCCTATGAAGCCTCGGGAACAGATGGTTATCAACGAGATGACACCAGAAGGTCAGATCATCAATGACCTTACGCTTGGCGAGTACGACGTTGTTGTGGCTACTGCGCCTGCAAGAGATAGCTTCGACGAGGTTCAGTTTGCTGAGGCCCTAAATTTACGTCAGGTAGGCGTTGCAATTCCAGATGACGCGATCATCGAGTACAGCCACTTAGCACGTAAGGGCGAACTTGCGAAGCGTATCCGAATGATGACTGGCGTAGAGCAGAGTCCAGAGCAGATGGAAGTTTCTGCAATGCAGCAGCAGATGGCTATGCAGCAGTTGCAGCTTGAGATTGCCAAGTTGGAAGCTGAAGTTAAGAAGATCCAGTCTGAAGCAGCGGTCAACATCGCCAAGGTACAGGATGTGGCTGATGTC